GTGGCTGCGGGGGGGGGGGGGGGCGCGGGTGTGCGGCGCCACCTCGCCCGTGAGCTCAGGATCGAGCGCGGAGGTCGGCTCGTCAAAGAGTATGATGTCGGGCCGCATGGCAAGCGCCCGTGCGATGGCGACGCGCTGCTGCTGTCCGCCGGAGAGCTGACTCGGGTAGTAATCCTCGCGGTTCACGAGGCCGACCTTGGCGAGAAGCTCACGCGCATAGGGGAGAATCTCGTCCCGCTTCATGCCTTTGACATGGCAGGGCGCTTCGATGAGGTTCTCGATGACGGTCATATGCGGGAAGAGGTTGAACTGCTGGAAGACCATGCCCGTCGACATGAGGATGCGCCGCACGTCGTTAGTGCTCGCGTAGGTCGCTGTTGTGCTGCCGGGATTCGTCCAACAGAGTTTCTCCCCGCGGATCGTAATATTGCCGCGGTCGATGGTCTCGAGCTTGTTGATGCAGCGGAGCAGAGTGGATTTCCCTGAGCCGGAGGGGCCGATGATGGCGAGCACCTCGCCGCGCGTGAGACTGAGATCGATGCCGCGCAGAACCTCGAGACCGCCGAAGGATTTGCAGATGCCGGTCATGCGGAGCATGACGTCCGCATCAGTTCTCGTATCTGCCATAGTGCACCTCCAGTTTTTTGAATCCATAGGTGAGCACGGCGGTCATCGCGAGGTAGAAGATGCCGGCGATGAGGAAGGGGGTCATGTCGAACTCGCGCTGAACGATGGTGCGTGCAACGCGCAGGAGGTCGTTCATGGCGAGGATGTAGACGAGGGAGGTGTCCTTGACGAGGTTGATGGTCTCGTTGCTGACGGGGGGCAGGGTGATGCGCAGCACCTGCGGCAGGACGATGCGCCGCATGGTGAGCGGCGCACTCATGCCAAGCGCACGCGCTGCCTCGAACTGTCCGCGCGGGACTGCCTGTATGCCGGAGCGGAAGATCTCGGCAAAGTAGGCGGCATAGTTGAGGACAAAGGCAAGCAGTGCCGCCGCAATGTCGGGCAGCAGGATGCCGACCATCGGCAGTGCAAAATAAACAAAGAGTAATTGCAGCATCAGCGGCGTGCCGCGCATGATCCAGATATATACCTCGAGCAGTCGGCTGAGCAGCCGAAAACGCGAAAGTCTCCCGAGCGCGGCAAAGAGCCCGAGCGGGAGGGAGAGTGCGAGTGTGACACAGAAAATCTCGAGGGTGATGGTCGAGCCCTCGAGCATGAGCAGTACCGTATCCAGTGTTTTATCCATTCGTTTTATCGTCCTTGCAGCGGCAAAAAGAGACTGCCGCTATTGAGCAGCAGCCTCCCGTTGTCACATATTTATTTCGTGATGTCCTTCGTGAACCACTCGGTGGAGATCTTTGCGATCGTGCCGTCCTTCTTCATCTCGTCGAGTACCTTCTGCACCTCGTCACGCAGAGCAGTGTTGTCCTTGGCGAATGCAATGCCGAACTCGCTCGTGGGGCCGACGACCACGTCGAGAGCCTCGAGCTGGTCAGGGTGCTTGCTCATGTAGTAGCGGCCGACGATCTCATCGCCGATGACGGCATCCAGACGACCGTTCTCGAGATCCATGAACGCCGCAACATAGTCGGGGTGCTTCTTGACCGCTTTCACATCCGTCTTGTAGAACTCTGTCGCATCGATGTACTCCTCGGCTGTACCGGCACTCTGCGTGCCGATCGTTTTGCCCGCGAGGCTCTTTTCATCCGTGACGGCGGTGTTGCCCTTTTTCACGAAGATGATCTGGCGGTTGTCCATGTAGGGATTCGAGAAGAGCATATTCTCCTTACGCTTCTCGGTGATATCAAGCCCGTTCCAGAGGATCTGGACGCGGCCGCTCTTGAGCTCCGCCTCCTTGCTCGACCAGTCGATTGCCTTGAACTCGACTTCGCGCCCAAGACGCTTCGCTGCTTCCTTCGCAAGGTCGACATCGAAGCCGGTAATCTCATTCTTCTCGTTCTTGAAGCCCATCGGTGGGAAGTTGTCGTCAAGACCGACAATGATTTTTCCCATCTCTGCCGCATTGTCTGTCGAGGCGACCTTCTTCTCACTGCCGCCGCAGCCCGTGAGGAGTGCCGCTGACAGTGCGAACACTGCCGCGCCTGCGAAAATATTCTTCCAGTTCATCGTTCCATCTCTCCTTATTTTTGCTTTAGTAAGATAAAGTGCTAACGTAGGATATTATACGGTATTGATTAAAATAAAGTCAAGTAAAATTTTTAGCGGGCTTTGCTCTTTGTACCGCACCTAGAAAGACCAGTAAAATCAAGGGGCTCGAGGATTCGCTAAAAATCGTCTGCGGTGAAAAACGAATTTTGACAGCCTATTTGACAGCCTGAGTTATCTGCCGTACCGCTCGCCGATATGGTCGATCTTGTCCGTGATGCCATCCTGCATCTCGTCTGTGTGGTGGATGTAGCGATCCATGGTGAACGCTGCAGAGGCATGACCGAGCCGTGCCTGTATCTTCTTCGCGCTGACCTCCTGCTCCGCAAGGAGCGTTGCGTGCGTGTGCCGGAACGAGTGAAAGCGGAGGTTAGACGGAAGGTTCAGCTGTTTCTTGAGCTGAAAGAAGGTGACCGTAAGCGTGATCAGCTCCATCGGTTCTGAGATATCAACAAGGGAGCGGAAGATGTAGTCGTCATCCGAGAGACGGATCCCGTCGGCAAGAAGCGTTTCGGCGAGCACCTTCTTCCATGCGAGCAGGTTCTTCATGGCGGCATCGGTGAGCGTGACGATGCGGATGCTGTTCGGTGTCTTTGGTACGCCCTCGTACTCCTGTCGACCGCGCTTGCGTGCCTTTGTGACGTGGATACGCGCGTTCTTTTGATCGAAGTCCGACCAGCGCAGCGCGACGATCTCACCACGGCGCAGCCCCGTATCCCATGCGAACTTAAAGACGTATTCGAGCTCTGAGCCGCTGATCTCAGAGAGCAGTGCCTGATAGATCTCGGGCGTTACAATGCCCGCAGGTGTGGCGGTGAGCTTCGGCGTGCGTACAAAGTCCATCGGATTCACTGCGATCAGCTGCTCGAACTTTGCCGCCTTGAAAATGGAGTTGAACAGGGTGTAGGCAAGATGGCGGCTGGCATTTCCTGCAATCCCCACAAGGATTTTCTTGATGAGCACAGGCTTGATATCGGCGATCCGTGTGTGCTCGGGGATGTGTGGGAGGATATGGCGGTCACAGAACCTGCGGTAGGTGAGCAGCGTTGATTCTTCGAGGCGGTCGACATCGCGCTTCATCGTCAGAAATTCCTCGACGAAGTTGTGGAACGTTTCGACCTGTAGGAAGTCGGAAATGTTCGCAGCGAGGATGCGTTTCCGCTCGGCTTCGAGTTCCTTCAGACTGTAGCCGTAGATATAGCGTTTGACCCGTTCGCCCGTGATGGGATTCTCGACGGTCACGCTCGATTGGTAGCGGCCGTCTTTTCTTTTGGTCGGCATAATAAAACACCTCCGAAGATTCGATGTGGAATAATCCCCGAAGGTGTGATATACTTTGTCTTGCTAGAGAGTAGGTATATCTCCTCGGAGACTATCTGCTTTACCGCTCATCGTGTTGGCGCACGGTGGGCGGTTTTTATTTTGTGCTGAAATGTTATGCTGCGGGCTTGCTCTTGTAGTTGACGACAGACATCTCCGTTGGGACCTTCCGCAGGGAGTTTACGATTTGCTCGAGCATATGAGCAACCTCGTCGCTGTATGTCGTGTCTCCGCATTGGGAGCAGACAAACGACGGAACATCTTTGATAATGATGATGTGCTCGCCGATCTCGACCATAAACGTCGTTTTTTTCTCCTCAAGCGATCCTTTGCACATGAAGCAGCTCATTGTGATTTCTCCTTTCGTGTCTTTCCGTCGGATTCCCAACGCTCGGGGTCCGGATAATATGCGGTGATGAGATGAAGGTAATCTGAACCGATGCCACAAACGATGTGGAGCTGTTCGTTCGCCGCGGTTCGGCCAAGTATCAAATAGCTTGGGTATGGATAGTCCTCCGGATAGTGCTCGATGATTTCGCCCGATTCAAGTGCGTGCGTCACGTCGTCGATGGATATGCCACGCTGAAAGAGCCGCAGAAGAATGTGATTCGTCCATTGGAGCCTATGCGCAGCGCATCGCTCTTGAATCGTTTTCAGTATGGCAGCATCTTTCGCGCTGTCAAAGTTCAATATCTCCATATAGCCTCCTTCCTGCTTGATTAGTCCAGCCCTAGTTTTCGCTCCAAAAGCTTTTTCAGCTCTCTGTCGGGATGCACATCGAGATCGCAAAGCATCTGAACAGCAGAAGTGTTGTTATAAACTTCCTCGGCAATTATACGCGCTACGGTACCTACATCCGCAGCACAAGGGTTTTCTTCCTCAAACTTGCGTAGTGCCTTATTGAGGTGCTTAGTAAAATTGGAGGCGCGTATGATAGCAAGTGCTGCGTTTGTATTTTTGTATGAAGGTGCATCCACCTCTTTGTTCAAATACTCTGCCAGAGCAATCAGAACTTGATACGCATTCCCTTCAGCCCTGAGATTAGAATCTAGTGCTTTTGTTAAAAGATTCGCGACAGGCTTCGGCAGGTTCTCTAAATTGACTGCAAAAGCGTTCGTAACGGGATCTTCAGTAGGCGCTGAGGCCGATGCTATAGTTTTCGGTGGTGCTGTCGATACCTCGCTCTCAAAGAACAACTTCACGACATCGGTGCCGAAGTATGCGGCGATACGCTCCGCCTCCTCGGGGGTAGTCCATACAGTTTCGCCCTGCATGAGCTTGCCGACACGGGGAAAATCCAGACCTGTCTTTTGCATGAAGCCGTTGACATCACCAGAATCCATCAATAACTTGCTGACGTTTTTCGAGAACGTCGCGTCCAGCCGATCAAGGCGAACGAGGATCTCGTCCTGCACGGCTTTCGGATGACGAAGGTACGCCTGCGTCAGCGCGTGCATGGGAGAGTCCCCGTCAAACGTCATGGTGGTTGTCACCTTTGGCGGTGGACCTGCCCAGCCCATAAGCTCGGCGGGGGTGGTTGAAAGTGCTTTAGCCAGTGGCTCCAGGGTGCCAATAGGCATATTATCTGCATCGGAGCTTTCGTACCTATATATAGTTGCACGGCTCTTGTCTAAGCGGTCAGCCAATTGATCGGCCGTTAGACCTAAGGCTAGGCGGCGATTTTTTATGTTTTGTCCGATATTCGACATCCTACTCACCTCATTTTTCGTTTCTCATATCATACCACAAATTTCAAAATATGAGAACCGATTTTTATATAAAAAAATAAATTCTTGAATTACGAGATTATAATATTGCGAGCGTCTCAAATATGTGTTATCATAGAGATGTCGCAAAATATAAGAAAGCGAGGAGGTTCTGTTCAGTGGTCAATACCAACGCACTAAAAGGAAAAATTGTAGAGAGGGGGTTAACAGTCACGGACGTAGCAAAGTCAACAGGAATAAGCGTAGCAGGGCTGTATCGCAAGTTAAGCAATTACGGCGATACCATGTTGATAAGAGATGCTTTTGCAATTGGTAAATTTTTGCAACTGTCTGCCGCTGAAATGAACACTATTTTTTTTGCCTCGGAAGTCTCAAATATGAGACTTCCGACAAAGGAGGAAACCAAACATTGAGCAACAAACTTCAGATTTTCGAGAGCACCGACTTCGGCACTGTCCGAACGGTACTCATCGACAAAGAGCCGTACTTCGTTGGCAAGGATGTCGCGGAGATTCTTGGATACACGAACCCTCAAAAAGCGATTCGTGACCATGTGGACGACGAGGACAGGACGGTGAACGAATCGTTCACCGTCAACGGGACAAAGGGGCTTCTTATCAACGAGTCAGGGCTTTACGCGCTGATTGTCGCCTCAAAGCTCCCTGCTGTGAAGAAATTCAAACGCTGGGTGACAAGCGAAGTCCTTCCCGCAATCCGCAAGACCGGCAGCTACACCGTGCCGAAACTCGAAAAGAACCCGAAGTACCGCACCCGCATGATCGGGACAGCAGTGCGGGATGTCCGCAGCACGGCGGCAGAACTGCAGAAACTCTTCGGTGTCAAGGATGGCATCGCGCTCGCAAAGGCGACGAACATGATCGAGCGGGCGTACGGTGTCGAGATGCCCGAGGTCAAGGAACTCATTCCTCCGGCAGAGCATGACACGGGATTTCTCAATCCTACTGCGATCGGTGCAAAGCTTGGCATCAGCGCAAAGGATACCAATCTGCTCCTCAAGAATGCGGGGCTCCAGATGAAGATCGGCAAGGAATGGCGCATCACGAACAAGGGCAAGAATTATGGCGAGGAAATGCCGTATGAGCGCAACGGGCACAGCGGCTATCAGATTCGTTGGAATGAGTCGGTTGTTGAGGTACTGCGGTGAAAGGAGTCAAGCACATGGAAAAGTCACGTTTTGAGGTCTACCTGCATAGTGTCCTAACAGAGGCTCAGATCGGGCTCCTGAAGGAATCTTTGCTTGCAGGTCGGCGGATTTACTTCTATGGAGAGGAGGGGACGGGGAAGTCGATGCTGTGCAGCATTCTCCGTCATAACGGGTTCGGTGGAGTATTTGAGCCGGGCTCAGTCATGGCAGGCGGATCTGATGATCCAATCGGTCCATTTACTCTCCCGAAGAATCCGCGCGGGGTTGTCCTTCTGGAACTCTACGGATTGAAAAAGCACCTCGATCTGACCGAGGTGCTCGGATTCAACCGCAGCGATATTGTCGCATGGCTCACGGCTTGAGGACGTTCGGGACGCGTGCATTGAAGTACCAGTTTGGCTTTGATTCATCGGTGCGCTTCCGTTTGAAACCGGCGGCAACCATCGCCTCGGAGAAGCATTCACTGGTGACGTGCTGATCTGGGAATCCTTGAGTAGTCACGAAATGCTGTTTCAGTCCGTACGCTGAGTGCCGGCGGTTATACCCGGACTGCACTTTGAAGTTGAGGGCAATGTAGTCAAGAAGTGCGTCCTGCATATCGGTTGGCAGATCAGCAAAATGGTCAACATTTGGCATATCGTCATCTCCCTTCTGTGCTCAGTATAGCATATCAGTGGGAGAAGAAGAAAAGGTGATTCGTGTGATTGACAATAAATTTTCTGCGATTCTCGGCAGCAGGCTTATTAAGATCAGCAAAGTGGCACGGGATACAGGGATTTCCCGCACCACCCTCACCAACATCTACTACAAGCGCAGCACCTATATCACGTTCACCGTGCTCAACAAGCTGTGTGAGTACCTCGAGTGCGGCGTTGATGATCTGTTCCCATATGTCGCTGATACTGAGAGGAGGTGACCAAATGGAACGAGACATGATCCCGATCTGGGAGAAGGCGGTGCTCAATCTCGAAGAGACCGCCGCATATGTGGGCATCGGTGTCGCACAGATACGCGCCCTTGCACACGCAGCGCGGCACGGCATGGGCGACTTCCCTGCTTTCTGGGTGGGGAACAAGATCAAGGTATCGCGTCGGGCTCTCCTGCAGTGGCTTGACGATGTGGCGGTATCGCACCGCGATCTGAGCAAAGCAGCAGCGATGGTAGAGAATGCGAGGCAGATGAGTGAGACGCGCGGACGCGGGCGTCCGCGTAAGAGAAAGGAGGCGGTCGCATGACTGGAAAGAAGGCTGTCGCAGGTGCGGCAATCGCACTTGCTGCAATCCTCTGCGCAGGAGCGGCAACACATGACGACGGACGAAACGCCGTTCTCGTTGAGGAGGTCTACGTTGTCAAGCCCGGTGATACCCTTTGGGGGATCTCGGAAACGTACCTGCGGAAGAACACGGCCACGCGCCGCTATATCCTCGAGTACAAGAGCGGCGTCGAAGAACTGAACCCGTGGCTGCTCGAACGGCACGGGTTGATCTATCCCGGGGATAAGTTGACTCTCACATATTGGGTGCGGGGGGATGAGTGATGGAAACGAGCTCTTTAGAACGTGAGACCCTGCTGCGGTGCGGCGGGGTGAAGGTTGCAGTCATTACTTACAGCCCGGGGTATATCATCACCCAATGGAGTACGATGCTCGTTGTTTTGGAAGAAGAGGAGAGCCCAACTATCTGGAATGCCGCCGATACGAAGGACGAAGCGTTTCGCTGCCATGATGAGGCGGTGCGACTAATGAAGCTGTTGGGGGCTGAGGAGATCAATAATGGAGTACGTTGATGAACGCGGATGTCATTACCGCGTGATACAGGGGCTTGAAGGCATCTGGAAGGGGTGCTATCGGAAACCCGATCAACTGGGGCAGAAGCTGCAGGATGACGACGCAGAGTGGAAGTGTGTCACAAGTCTGTTTTGGCGCAAGACGAAGGAAGAGGCGGAACACGATCTTGCGGTGTATGCAAAACACAAGGGAATGCGCGTGAAGGAGAAAACAGAATGAAGAGTGAGTGGAAGATTTCGAGCCAGTATCTTGGCGGGAGAAAGGTCTATCAGGTGTACCGCATCAAGGATATGCGCATCGTCGATCACAGCGGTAATCGCGAGTATGCAGGTGGCCTGACCGATGATGAGGCCGAGGCGATGGCACTCGCGGAACGACTGAACAAGGAGGAGGCAAGTAATGTCTAGCTGGCAGGTGGAAGCGTTTAGCTTGTACGGAGAAAGCGGTCCGACACGCCGATACCAGGTTTTTCGCTTGATCGACCCCGAGGGACCGAGTTTCGGAAAGAACAAGGAGACCGCCGGCATCTATCTGAAAAAGAGCGAAGCCAACGCAGCAGCAAAGTGCTTGAACAGTGAGGGTACATCATGAACCGCCCAGGGCGCGGGTGCCTCAACTGCAAACTGGCGGAATGCACAGGCTGCGACAGCATCCTATGTGCGCCCGAGGAATCAGCGATGACGCGCTGCGCAGGTCTGCCGCGCAAAAATGCACGCACAAAAAAGGCGCCCGGACCGGTAGCCGCCAGTCTGAGCACCATAGGAAAAAAGATATTCTGTGCTTATTGTAGCACGCCAACAGGAGGTAATGCAATATGAAGATCAAACAGATTCAGCGTCAGTATCGCCGAGATTTTTGGGCAATCTTTCGCTGCGAGGCCTGCGGGCACGAATGTGAGAAGCGGGGCTATGACGATGCCAATTTCCACGTGAATGTTATCCCCAAGATGAAATGCCCACAGTGCGGAAAAACGGAGCAGGAGATCGACCCGAACTACCGTCCGCTCACAACGAAGTACCCCGAAGGAATGCAGGTGTGAGAGGAGATCTGACATGACACATTGCGAAAAGCTCTACAATTTCTTCATCGAGCACCCGAAGGCCTCGGCGGACGATGTGATGGAGGCGCTTGACTGGGAGCGCCGGCAGGTGAGCCGCTACAAGCACCGGCTGAAGCGGCGCGGCTTCATTGATGTGGATCCCGTCGACGGGGTGCAGCTGCTGCGCCCCTACCGCGAGGAGGACGATACGAGCCCGATCCACGATTACAAGCAGGATGCCTACCGTCAGGCGGCGGATGCGTGCCTTGACCGCATCCACGACCCTGAGACGACGATCCCGCAGCTGATCGAGTTGATCCGCGAGCTCCGCATGATCTTGAAGGCAATTGTTCCGGCATAAGGAGGACGACATGGCAAGAACACTGTATGACCTGGGCGACGCATTCAACGGCGTCATGGATCTGGTACTGGATGAGACGATGGATCTTACGGTACTCGAGGAGTGTCTGCAGTCGATTGAGGCAGACATCGCTGTCAAATGTGAGAAAGGAATCGGGCTGATCCGCTCGCTCGAGAATCTGCGGGACGGTATGAAGGCAGAGGCCACTCGCCTTACGGATCGGCAGAAGATCATCGACAACCGCATCCGAAGCATTAAGGACTGGTATCAGCGGAATCTTGATGCGATGGGTAAATCCAAGGTGGAGACGATGCGCGGCACGATGGCCGTACAGAACAATACACCGGCACTCAAGATCACCGACGAGGACAATATCCCGCTCTGCTATCTGGATCTCATCCCTGCGCGGTATGAGGTGAATAAGGACGCTGTGAAGAATGCACTCAAAGCAGGTGAGGAGGTGCCGGGGGCGCATCTCGAGCAGGGGAGGAGTCTCAGAATTCGATGAATATCTTCGAGAAGATACAGACCGTCCGCGTGAAGCTCGCGCAGGACGGTCTGAAGAAGGGGAAGAAGAACGAGTATGCGGGGTATACCTACTATGAGCTGGGGGATTTTCTGCCGCGCATTATGGTGCTGTGTGAGGAATGCAAGATTTTCCCCGTCATTTCGTTCACGTCGGATGTGGCGACGCTCACGGTCTATGACTGCGAAAAGCCTGACGCGAAGGTGGAGATCACGACGCCGATGTCGACGGCGCAACTTAAGGCGTGTCATCCGGTGCAGAATCTCGGAGCGGTGCAGACGTATCTCAGGCGTTATCTCTACATTGCGATGTTTGAGATCGTGGAGTCGGACAAGATCGAGGCGGTGACGGGCAAGGATCCCGTTGCACCCGCCGTACCCGCATCCACGACAGAATCACCAAGCGGCCGCGCGTTCCGCTGCGATATCAATAAACCGGCGCGTGAGGAGCTTGTCCGTCTCTGGCAGTTCATGGGATGGGACACGGCGAATATCGAAAACTATCTTGCCACGCGGGCACTCAATATGAATACATCACAGACGCCCGCGTTCTTTCAGAAGGTCTTGCAGGAGCAGATCGAGTTCTGCATCACGGAGTCGCGCAAGGGAACACCGGGCTATGCGGGGCGGCTGTTTGATGACGGCTACCCGTTCCAATAAGAAAGGAGTATTCCAATGAATGTATCATTTTTTGGCCGACTGACCAAGGCACCAGAGGTCAAGACGAACCAGGCAGGCACGAGCTACACGACGTTCACGGTCGCAACGCAGGTGCAGTCAAAGGGGCAGGACGGCAAGGCGAAGACGCTTTTTATCGATGTGTCGGCGTTCGGCAAGCAGGGCGATACGATCGTCAAGTATTTCGGCAAGGGTAGCCGCATTGTGATCCACGGTGACATCTTCGACGCAAATGCGTGGGTCGGCAAGAATGACCGTCAGCCGCACGCAGGGATCACGGTCACGATGAGCGGCTTTGACTTTGTAGATACACAGGCAGAGTCGGCGGCACGTCAGCAGGGCGCGGCACCGGCACAGGCACCGCCGCCGCAGGTGCCTCCCGCACAGGCAGTACCTGCAGGGTATGCGCCGCAGATCCCGCCGCCGATGCAGACGGGTGCGGTACCGTGGGCACCGCCCGCATACGGGGGACAGCCGCAGCAGGGACTTGCATACGGTGCTCCTGCGCAGCCCGCACCTGCGCAGAACTACGCAGCGGCTCCATACTAAAACGCTATGGATATCAGCCTCAGACCATACCAACAGCAGCTGATTGATGACATCGGGTATGAGTTCTCCGAGGGGCGGCGGCGCGTGTGCGCTGTGGCTCCCTGCGGCGCGGGCAAGACGATTATGACGGCATGGATGGCGCGCGGCACAGCACTTTCGGGGCGGCGCGCTATTTTTATGGTGCATCGGCAGGAACTCATCGAGCAGACGTCTGCGACGTTCACGGCAATGGGCATCCGTCATGGTCTTATTGCCGCAGGGGCAGCAAAGGAATACGATTTGCCTGTGCAGATCGCCTCGGTACAGACGCTCATTCACCGTCTGCATGAGGTGCAGCCGCCCGATCTTTTGATCTGCGATGAGTGTCATCATATCGTTGCCAATACGTACCGCAGGATTTTGGAGCATTTCGCCGCTGCCTATGTGCTCGGCGTGACGGCGACGCCGGAGCGGATCGGCGGGCAGGGACTCGGTGAGATCTTTCAGTCGCTTGTGCTCGGACCAACCGCCGCAGAGCTCATCGCCGCCGGCAATCTGACGCCATATGACTACTACGCGCCGCCCTCCAAATTTGATCCTGCCGCCGCGCATGTGCGTTTTGGCGAGTATGTCAAGAATGATCTCATCCACCAGATGGACGACGCGGATGTGATCGGCGACATCGTGAAGAACTATCAGAATCTCGCCGGAGACAGACGCGCGATCTGCTACTGCATCAATCGGGCGCACAGCGAGCATGTCGCAGCGTCGTTCCGTGCGGCGGGCATTCCTGCGGCACATGTGGACGGGGAGACACATAGGGCAGTGCGTGCGCGTACGATCGAGGAGTTCCGCGCGGGAAAGCTCCGCATTCTCTGCAATGCCGAGCTCTTCGGCGAGGGGTTCGATGTACCGGCGATGGAGGCGGTGATTCTTGCACGGCCAACAGCATCACTGACGCTCTATATCCAACAGAGTATGCGGCCGCTGCGCCCCGACCCGAACAACCCCGCCAAGCGTGCGGTCATTATTGATCATGTGGGCAATGTGTTCCGTCACGGGATGCCCGATGAGGAGCGCGAATGGTCGCTTGAGACGAAGAAAAGGAAACTGCGTGCCATGGCAATCAAAATATGCCCTGCCTGTTATACGGCGGTGTCGAGCACAGCACGCGTCTGTCCCTGCGGACATATATTTGCCGCAGCAGCCGAGGAGCGAACATTTACCGAGAAGGACGGCACGCTCATGAAGATTGAGGAGATCAAGCGCAAGAAGAGGCAGGAGGTCGGCAGTGCGCGCAGCGTCGCAGATCTCACGGAGATTGCCATAAAGCGCGGCTACTCGCTGCGCTGGGTGTCGCGCATGGCAGATCTGAAACGACTGAGAGGATAACGTATGAAGAAAACAGAGCATGAGATACAGAATGAGATCCGCGTCGCGGTCGGTACGACGCAAGTGGCAATGCTTTTCCGCGCAAACGTCGGCAAGGCGTGGACGGGCAATAAGGTTGTGTGCTGCGATAATATGATTACGCTGTCTTGCGCGCGGCCCTTTTCGACGGGGCTTCCCATCGGCTTTCCCGACCTTTTCGGCTTTCGTACGGTCGAGGTGACGCCCGAGATGGTCGGCAAAAAGCTCGCGGTCTTTGCCTTCCTCGAGGTAAAAAAGCCCGGCGGCCGCACGAGCCGTGCGCAGGAAAAGATGCTCGCGTTCCTCCGTGCTGCGGGTGCGGTCGGCGGCGTGGCACGCTCTCCTGATGAGGCAATCAAGCTGCTGCGCCACCTATGAATCCGATCGGCTGAAACGAGGTGAGTGTCATTGACACGATAGAATTTTTCCGTGCACTCTATCCGGAGGATGCACAAGGACATACCTATCTCTGGACGCTGCCGGATAAGCGGACGCAAGTGTTCGCCGCCGCTGCGCACGCTGAGATGGCACAGGCGGCACGAAAGACAGGGGATACAGGCAAGGATGTGTATTTCTCCGTTGGGCTGTCTGAGCGGCTGTTTCGGGCGCATGAGCGGGCAAAGAGTACGGATATTGTCGCCATCCCTGCGCTCTGGGTGGATATCGATATCGCAGGTGACGCTCATGCAGCGAAGTCCCTGCCGCCGGACTATGCGGCGGCGCGTGCGCTCCTGCCGGAGATGTTTGACCCGTCGATCGTTGTGGACAGCGGGCATGGGATTCATGCCTACTATGGATTTCGCGAACTCCTCGATACGCGCACCGATGCGGAGCAGAGCACGGCACAGGATCTGCTCCGGCGACTTCAGGGGGCTGTGCCCACTCGTGCGGAGGCAAAGGGCTGGCATGTGGACAGTACCCCCGATCTCTGCCGTGTCCTGCGCGTCCCTGGGACGCTGAACTATAAGGGCGGCGGAGCGGTGCCCTGCGTGGTCGCGGAGTATTCCGAGGGGCTGCGCTACAATGCAGAGGACTTTGACGTGCTGCCGCCCGTGGAGGCCACCTGCAAAACGGAGCGTACGGCGACGTTTGAGCGGCGGCCAACAGACGGCGATGCCCGGCTGATGATAGAGAACTGCACGTTTCTTCAACACTTTACACAGCATTATCAATCACTGCCCGAACCGGTTTGGAAAGCCGCGTGCACGAATCTCATGCGCGGTGTCGGCGGCGAGGAGATCCTTCTGCCGCTCGTCAAGGAATGGCTCGGCGCGAAGTTCAATGCAGATGATACGCGCAAAAAGCTCGCGCACTATCTGAACGAATGCACGCCGCAGACGTGTGTACACATTCAAACAGATCTCGGGTTTAAGGGATGCGTGGACTGTCCCGGCATCAAGTCGCCCTGTGCCTGGTCGCTCGGCAAGGTGCCGCAGGCCATCGCAAAGCTCCGACAAATCGCGCTGCCGAATGCAGAGAATACGCTGAATGAGGAGACGATCGGCGCGCTTGCGCTTGTCAAGAAGGAAAACGGTCTGGAATACGCACGCTTCAAGGAACGGTGCAAGGGGAATGTCAATCTGAACGATCTGCAGCGCGAGGTAAAACGTGCGCAGGCATCGCAGGCGGGGCTTTCGGTGGTCGAGGGCGGCGCACTCGAGGCAGGGCAAAGGCTTGGTGATATCACCACGCGCACCTTTGTGCCGGACACGCCGCTCGATCTTGCAATCCCCGCGAATTTCTCCTATGGCGTGGAGGGCGTCCATGAGGTGCGTATGACGGAGATGGGGCAGGTGCAGCGGCTCGCTGCAGGAACGCCCGTCATCATCTCAGAAAAGCAGTACAACGTCGATACACAGACGGAGAAAATACAAATCTCGTTCCGCTATTACGATCACTGGGTACATACGGTCTGCAAGCGGTCGGAGATTTTTTCTGCACGCGGCATCATTGCGCTCACAGATCGCGGTCTGAATACATCGAGTGAGTCGGCAAAGTATCTGGTGAAATATCTCCAAGCCCTTGAGGCGGCGAATCCGAATATTCCGCTCGTTCATGCCGTCTCCAAGATCGGCTGGCGGCCGTACGGGCTGAGTGAGTTTGTGATCCCATCATCGAGCAAGTACCGCGTCGACATGGATGACGACGGCGAGCTCTCCGCTGCGTTTACGCAGCGTGGGACACTCGAAGAGTGGCAGGAGGCGGCGCAGGAGATACGCAAACACACTTTTGCGCGCTTTGTCCTTGCGGCATCGTTCGCGACGCCACTATTGCACATCTGCAAGAACCGCAATTTTATGATTTATTTCTGGGGCACGTCGGGCGGCGGAAAGACGGCGGCACAGCGATTTGCGCTCACGGTCTGGGGCAATCCGACACGGCTGATGAAGTCGTTCTATGGGACGACGAACGGGCTTGAACGCGCTGCCGAGTACAGCAATGACTTCCCGCTCGTCATCAATGAGCGGCAGGTCATGATGGGGAACAATAAGCAGGAAGCATTAGAGAGTCTCGTCTATATGCTCGAGGGTGGGCACGGTAAGGTGCGTGCGAGTAAGTCCGGCATCCGAAAGACGGCGACGTGGCGCACGATCGCAATGGCGTCGGGGGAAGAACCGCTTTCGAAGGAGTCGAGCATTCAGGGCGTCAAGACACGTCTGATTGAGCTGAACACCTATCCGGTGCTGCCGGAGGAAACGGCGAAGCTGGTCTATACCATCGACGAGGAGCAGCACGGGACGGCGGGCAGGGCGTTCATCGAGCGTCTCCTCCAGGATGCAGGGACAGAGTACGCGGAGATTCTGGCGGCGCGGCAGGCACTTATCAATCGCCTGCGCGTGGAGTGTCCCGATCATTTCGAGCCGCATATCGACAATGTGGCGACGGTCGCCATCGCGGATATGCTGGCGAGCATGTGGCTGTTCGGCGAGTCGCCCGAGGCGGCGCAGCAGGACACGTACGATATGGCATCCGTCATTATGGCAGAGCTGCCGACACGGCGCGAAATATCCGATACGCAGCGTGCGTGGGACTTTGTGGAAGCGTGGCTCCTGAGTAATCGCCAACGATTTTCCGATGATTACGCCTCGCGGGCGAATCTTTCGCCGGAATACGGCTTCATTCGTGCGGGCTATTACAATATCTACCCGATGTATCTGCGTGCGGCACTCGACAGTGCGGGCTTTGCGTCAAATAAATTCTTGAAGGAGTTCGCCGAGAGCGGACTGATCTGCTCGTCGCTCGAGAAAAAGCAAAATCGCTATACGAAACGGGTGAGCTACAATGGCACGAAAATTCATGTTGTGCAAATTCCGCAAGGGACGGAGCTTCCGCTGTAAGTTTAAGGGTACTAAGGGAACTTTAAGGGAACCGCTAAGGGAACCGCAAAAATCCAGTGATTTCAAGGGCAGAGGTCATATATATAAGAGAGTTCCCTTAGTTCCCTCATATCATATATATACTACACACACCACCCTTACCTTAGATCATAGATATAGGGTAAAGGGAGGGGGGGTAAAAAGTATATATATATATTTCAAATTTTAAGGGACTAAGGGAACCTTTGCCCTTAAAGCCTTGCGGCTCTAAGGAAAGTGCGGTTCCCTTAAATGCTAAAATTCAAGGGTCCGGAGTAGGGAACCCACTTATTTTTAGGGAACCCCTACAAGCTTGGAGGTGATTTTATGGGCTATTTCGAACATGTGAAGCCAAAAGCACAGGCGCAGCCGAAAATGTCAGACACAAGTCCGTATATGTCCATGATCGAACGCATTGAGCAGCGTGCCTACGCGATGCTCGAACGTGAGGAGCAGCAGACGACGGACTATGCGTGTGTGGATCCGTCCGCAGATATTTCGCCGGCGGACTCGGAGATCTGGATTATCCTGCTCAGCAAGGCGCGTGAGATCGACAAAGAGTTTTATGCGCGGCTCTATTACATGCGAGGCGGCGGCACAAGACTCGTACGAGACTACCGATGGGGCTATGTGCTACAGCCAATTATCACCGGCGATAATGCGACGGGCTGGCTGAACTGGGAGCAGTACGAGGAGGAAAAGCACTGTCTTGACGGCTATGTGCAGCAACTTGTCAGTCTCCTGCGTATGGTTGCGTATGATGGTGCTGCATAAATGCAGCAGAATCCATCAAAAACGCAGCGGTTTTATAAGGTCGGAGGTATCAATGACAGCAAAGGAATATCTGTGGCGGGTGCGTGATGCGGCATTGGAGCTGAACCGTCTTGAGCAGGAATACGAGCAGGCGAAAGCGGATATCCTGCATCTGAAAGGGATTGCGTACGATGGTGATCGGGTCAGCGGCGGCAAGATCGGAGATCTCTCGGATGCGATTGCAACGCTGGAGAGATACGCAGAGCACGTTAATGCAAAATGGGATGAGCTGATCGCGCTGCGTCAAGAGGCGGAGGAACGCATTGACAAACTAAAGGACGGACGCTATCGCGCGGTGCTGAAACGTCGATATCTGCAGGGGCGATCATTCGAGGAGATTGCAGTGGGTCTTTGCTTTGATTATCGCTGGATCAAACGACTGCATGGCCGGGCACTCACCGAATTTCAGAAATTGACCCCCGAAAGCCCCCTTTGATCTGTGCTATAGTATAAGCTAGAAACTAAGGGCACAGCAGCGAGCAGTGCCCTTTTTACATGCGCGAAATCGTAAGAATTAAAGGCAGGTGGTGAGCGTGTAGCATGGCGAACGAGCAGAATCTGATTCCGAATCACGAGCGAACTCCGAGTGAGCTCCGAGAGATCACAACGAAAGGCGGCATCGAAAGCGGCAAGGCACGACGCCGCAAGAAAGCACTGCGCACGGCACTCAAGGAGGCAGTCGCGCTTTCGCTGAAAGAACTGCACCCGGATCTCAGGGCAGGCATTATGGCTGCTGCAGGCATCGAGGATGAGGCTCTGACGATTAGCGATGCGATCCTCGGCAGCATTGTCCGGAGTGCCTGCGCCGGCGATCCGAAGATGATGAAGATCCTACTGGACACGATCGGCGAAAGCGCGGATGTTCGCCTCCGGGAGCGCGAAGTCAAGCTGAAAGAGAAGTCGCTTGATGATGATCGAGCGGACGGTGCTGCATCGATCACGTTTGTATTTGAGAGGGAGGAGACGGAATGAACGAACGGAGGGTCAATGTCGCAGAACTAATTGCGCCGAGTTTCGACGGGCTCTTCTTTGATGTGCAGGGACACCGCTACACGCACTATTGGCTCGCGGGCGGGCGCGGGTCTACGAAGTCGAGCTTTGCATCGCTCTGCGTGCCGCTTATGCTCCTCCAGAATCCGCGCTGTCACGCGGTCGTTCTGCGCAAGGTTGCGAATACCTTGCGCAACAGTGTATATAACCAGGTCGAATGGGCGATTGATGCGCTGGGCTTATCCGACGCATTCGCGGCGCGGGTGAGTCCGTTGTCGTTCGAGTACCGCCGCACGGGACAGAAAATACTCTTCCTCGGTGTGGATGATAAAAGTAAGATCAAGTCGCTCAAGCTGCCGTTCGGTTACGTTGGTGTCGTTTGGCTGGAAGAGCTCGATCAGTTCACGGGCATGGAGGAGATACGAAGCCTCCTACAGTCACTTTTGCGCGGCGGAGCTCGGTACTGGGTGTTTTACTCGTACAACCCACCGAAGAGCCGTAACAACTGGGTCAACGAAGAAGCTCTGTTTGACCGTGCGGATCGCGTTGTGCACCGCTCCACGTATCTGGGTGTTCCGCCCGTGTGGCTCGGGGAGCAGTTTATTTCAGAGGCGGAGCGACTACGCGAAAAGAACGAGACTCTGTATCGGCATGAATACCTCGGTGAGGTCACGGGCACGGGCGGCTGTGTGTTCGACAATGTTGAAGAGCTGGAAATGAGTGACACGGATGTGGCGATGTTCGACCGCCTATATCACGGGTTGGACTTTGGCTTTGCTGTTGACCCTCTTGCTTTCGTCTCCATGCACTACGACGCAAAGCATGAGGATCTCTACATCTTCGATGAAATCTATGAGCAGCGACTCACAAATGCACAGGCGGCGCGGAGGATTCTGCCACGTCTCCACGGGCAACACCTGACCGCAGACGCCGCAGAGCCGAAGAGCATCGCCGAAATGCGTGGTCTTGGGCTGAATGTGCAGGCAGCGCGCAAGGGGCCCGACTCCGTTGCATACGGGATTCACTGGCTGCAGGCGCGCAGACGCATCTTCATCGACAAGCGCCGCGCACCGAACACCTACCGCGAGTTCGTCGGCTATGAATATGAGCGCAACAAAGACGGGCAGTTCATCAGCGCATATCCTGACAAGGATAACCATACAATCGACGCGGTACGCTATGCGACGGAGGCACTTGCGGCGGGGGAACGCATACGAGCGATGCGCGGCAATATCTACTGAGGAGGGACGCATTTGGACATCAACGAAATGGCAGAGACTTACACACTGCTGCATGACGCCTACTATGGTGATGGGCAGTTCAAGCAGGGCGGAGCACTCGTGCGTCATACACGCGAGAGTCCGGAGAACTTTGCCAAGCGGAAAAAGCTTGCCTACTACCTCAACTACACAGGACCGATTGTCAACGCGTCGGTGGATCCCATCTTTCGCAACGAGATCAAGCGCGAATACAACGATACGGCGAAGTTCAAGGTGTTTCTCGATGATGCCGACCGCACGGGCACAGACCTGCAGAACTACATCCGCCGCCTTGCGGTTATGGCGAAGCTCTACGGCGCCATCTACATCGTCGTCAACAACGAGGCACAGATCGGCGCGACGGTGCAGGATAGCCTCAACAAGAGGGCACTGCCATATCTTGCTCATGTCCTGCCGAATGAGGTCACGCATTGGCACTTCGATGAACGCGGGCGGATGGTCGAGTTTGGCTATAAGAGTTCTGTCAAGGACGCAGAGGATAAGACGCGCACGCGCTATTATACATGGTCGGAAACGGCGTGGACGGTTGCGGATGAAAACAATCAGATCATCCGGCAGGGAGATAATCCCCTCGGGCGGCTGCCCGTTGTGCAGTATTTCGGACGCAGTGCTGACCCGATGGAGGTGCTGCCGCCGCCGGAGTTCTTGTCGGTCGCGCAGACAAATCTCCACGTCTATCAACTGTGCAGCTGGCATACGCAGATCCTGCAGAACCAGACATTTAACATCCTCGTCATGCCGCATACAGGCGCATCCGAACTGACCATCGGAACGAACAACATACTGACCTATCCTCCGGAGAGTCAGCACCCGCCCGCATTTATTGCGCCCGACGCCGCGCCCGCGCAGGTGCTCACGGAGCAGATTGACCGGCTCATCCGCGAAATGTACCGTATGAGCGGCATTGATTCCGTGATCGGTGTACAGTCGGCAAAGTCCGGCGTTGCGCGTCAGTGGGATTTTGAGCGGACGAATCAGCGGCTCGTCGACTTTGCTATTCAGAGCGAGGAGGCAGAGAAAGCCATCATTGCGCTCTATGAGGCCTGGACAGGCGAGACGATCGGCTACATCTGCGAATATCCGCGCGACTTCAAAATTTCGGATGTGACGGAGGGGCTTGCACAGGCGCAGGCGGCACTCGACCTCGGGCTTGACAGCAAGACATATCAAGTGGAGGTCGCACGCAAGGTGCTCGAAGCATACCTGCCGAATCTTGAGCCGGTGGCATACGATGCGATCATCAGAGAGCTTGAGGCAGCGGCCGCCGTTATAGAGCAGACAAAGACCTACGGAGACAGCGATGAAACGGACAGCGACACAGACAGCAATAGAGGCGTTTGAGCGGCGCATCCGTGAACTGATGGCAGAGGGCTACAGCGCCCGGTTTGCCGTGTATCAGGCGTATCGCGAGAATCCCGTGATGAGGGTCATGTATGACGAGATGCGCGCACAGATACGCGCGGAGGCTGAGCGTGGATACGGAGATTCGCTGCCGCAGGGGCTCACAGACAGGCTCTTTACACACGCATGGACACCCGACGGTCTGACCCTCTCAGAGCGTACGACGCACGCTTCCATCCTTGTGCGGGAAATGGTCGCCCGGACGATCTCGGAGCAGATCAAGAAGAGCGCGTCCTATCGTCAGGCGAGCCTTGCGATCTTTGACGGGTACAAAATGGGCGGTGTTATTCCTGTGCAGGACGTACCCAAGTACCTCGCACAGACAATAGCGGCGGCACGTCATGCGGGCATACCGCGCGATGAGATGATGAAAATGCTGAGCCCCATCCGCCGGCAGATTGAGAAGGGGACAACGGCGGGCATGAGGGCGGCATATTCGCAGCTCGTAGACGCACTTGAGGCACAGAATGAGAAGGCACTGAATAAGGCAATATACGTGGCAACACAAGAACGGACGCGCTACTTTGCCGACCGTATTGCACGGACGGAGATGGCGCGGGCGTATCAGGATGGCTTCCTGCTCCGATGGGACAATAACGACGACTGTGTTGCCTATCAGTGGAAGCTCTCGGGGCGACATCCGCGTTATGACATTTGTGATCTGTATGCAAAGGCGAATCTCTACGGGATGGGTGCGGGTGTGTTTCCGAAGGACAAAGTGCCGCGTCTGCCCGCCCATCCGCATTGTATGTGTTTTCTAAAGCCCGTTATCCGCGGTATGATGGACAACGAAACGCCGATTGACCGCATCGAGGAGGGCGGCAGGGAGTACCTTGACAGCGTCGATCTGCATCATCGGCAGATGCTCCTCGGGATTCACGGGGAGAAGGATGTACGGGGCGGAGTCAGCTGGACGCAAAAGGCGCGGGGGTACGGCGGCAAAAAAATTGACAGCAGACTATCGCCGGATGGGGCGGAAAGTGATATAATCAAGAAAAAGAAATTTGCAGAGCTTCAGGCATTCGTTGGGAGGCTTGATAATAAAACGGTGCGTGAGTGGTATGTGTACCACAGTGCGCAAATCCACTTACAGATCAGTAGGGAGCTTCCTATCGAGGAGCAAGCACGGCAGGCGTTTGAACTGCGTAATCAGTATCGCCGTCAAGCGCGTGATTTGATGGCAGATCAAGAGCTTCGGCAGAAGCTTGACCAAGAAAAACCGATGAAAGAGTGGGAATCTCTTGTTGCAGGTAAAATGCGCAAGAAGAACATGAGTAGGGAAGAGGCGATTGAGGATATTTATAAAACCTCAATCAAGAGCAACGAGGGTGTTAATAAAAAGTTTGGACTGGAGTGATTGTGATGCGTAAAGAGTACAAGTATTCGTATACAATCTGCAATTACTTTGCGCCAGAATGGTTCGATAAACAATGTACGGCAATAGAGAAGCACATTCCGAACTTGAAAAAGCTAGATCTTTTGGAGGATGTTGACGGAAGCAAATATCAAAAGTACGAACATCCAAAAGGAGCAATCGAGGTTTCCAACGACTATGAGATTGATGCTTTGTACATTGAATCTGATTTCGACATAGAACCTTATTTTCCCTAAGCTAGAAAGCACTTGCGAACATCGCGGGTGCTTTTTTCATGCCCTCCGTGCTATGACGGCAGGGCATTTTTGATGCGCGGGATGGAGACCCGCAAGGCTATTTTGCACAGGAGGCAAGAACATGGAACTCAAAGAGGTATACGCGGCACTGGAGGCTGCAGAGAACGGCGCAGCGATGGTGGAGACCATCAAAAGCGAGCTGGCGGGCGTTCGGAAGGAGGCGGCAGATGCACGCATCGGGAGGAACAAGGCAGAGGAGGAGCTTGCCGGGCTGAAGAAGCAGCACGGGGAACTCGCAGAGAAGCACAAGGAGCTGGAGACGCAGCTCGGCGCAGCACGGCAAGAGGGCGCGGGGGCGCAGACCGAAATGCAGAAACTGCAGGGGCAGATCGCAGATCTTGCCAAGAAGTATGAGGCCGCTGAGACAGCCCGCAAGACCGCTGAGGAAAAGCGCGTACAGGCGGACATTATGGCGCAGACGGTCGATGCTCTCACCAAGAGCAATGCCGTCGACCCGCAGGAGTTCGCAAAACTCATTGTGCCGAGTATCAAGGTTGCTGAGGATGGTACGTACAGCTACACCAAAGCGGACGGTGCGCAGGGCACGATCGCTGACGGCGCGACGGAGTGGCTTGCGGGTAAGGCATGGGCGGTCAAGGATACGCAGAAACCCGGCAGCGGCGATGGCAGGTCGCAGGATCATGGCGCAGGCGGTACGATTGCGGAGCAGTTCGCCGCCGCGCTCGGAGGATAACGAAAAGGAGTAAAGACACATGGCAATCAATACGCTTGAGATGGCAAAGATTTTTCAGCAGGAACTCGACAAGCAGATGCTTACGGCGGGCACGTCCGGCTGGATGGAGGCAAATGCCTCGAATGTGAAGTATAACGGCGGCGATACGGTACGCATGCCGAGCATCTCCACAACGGGACTTGCAAAGTATGACCGCGACAACGGATTCAACCAGGGCGCGGTAACGCTTGCCTACAAGGACTACACGCTGACGCAGGATCGCGGGCGTACGTTCCACCTCGACTCCATGGACGTGGATGAGAGCAACTTCATTGCATCGGCGGGGGGCGTGCCGGG